CGTCGAATATGCAGCGCTTGACCTCGACCAGCTTGTCGATAGCCTCTATCTGCTTGTCGCGTAGCTGTATGCCGAATAGCATATCCGGCGTGGCCTTTACCGACGGCAGCGTTTCCACACCTTCGTACTCGATCTCCACGTAAAAGCCCTTCTTCTGCAGCTTGCGGATGAGTACGTGCAGAAGGCCCGCTGGGAACCGCCTGCCGCGGATAAAGCGAATCACGCCGTTCCAGCAACCAGAGCGGTAGGCCTGCATGAACATGAACTTGGGGTGTCGGATAGAGAGGGCACGGTCGGCCGCCAGTTTCTCTGGTTGCGTGGCTTCTACGATGCGGCACTGCCGCGCGGTACATATGACTTTCATTGCGCTCTCCTAAAAGTCCTCGCTGAGTAAAAGAGAGAGGCCGTCCTCCCTTATTAGGCGAGCCGGCGGCACACCCCGGTCGGGGATTGGAAGATAGAGTCCCAACCGTCGAATACTCTGGTCGGCGTACTGCCTCGTGAACCCAAAGTGCTGCGATATGCGGCCACACGTAGCCCCCCGGTTAACCAGATCGATGAGCATCAGTATGCCGCCCCGATCAAAGTAGATCCCATCGAAGCGCTGCCATAACTCGAAGCGTGACAGCACATTACCGGCACCCGTACCTGGATTCGGCCTTCTACGCATCGTCATTCACTTCCCCGTCCCCTACCCAATCGACGCGATCGACGATTTTATAGAGGTCGCCCTTCTTGAGGTGGTACTGCAGAACGCGGACTATGAGGTTCTTGGCCGAGCTTGCGCTGCCGCCATAGAATCCAACCCAATCCGACTCAGAGATCCATGGCGCACCCACGTGCAGGTCCGCCTTGAATGTGATCTTCAACACGGCTACTTCACACCTTCGCGGTCCATTACGCAGTGAAGCAACCAGATCGCGTCAGCGTGATTATCATCCTCCGGATCGATCTTCAGCTTGATCTTGCAAGCTTCGATCATATCCGGCTTCTTGGCGTTGCCCTTCCCCGTGGCGAACTTCTTGATGGTCGCCACGGGGACTGCCGTATAGGGGATGTCATTCTCTTCGCACCAAGCACTGAGGTGTGCGATTAGTCCGCCATAGACGTGTGCCGCGTCGACCCCCATATGCCTGCGAACCTCCTCGTAGGCGACGAGGTCCACCTTCCCTATGTCACGAAGGTGCCGCTTGAAGCTGACGTACCGCATCCCGCCGCCTTCGTGGCGACGGGACTGCAAGTTCCAGACACCCCCCGTGATCGTGCGCGCATCGTAAAGCGACCATCCGCACAAAGTCCCTGGATCTATAGCCAATATCCTATTCATACGCGCCCCCTCCAAGTAGTAGTTCAAACTACTACGCCAGATGACTGATGCCCTCCTTCTTCACTACCGTAATGGCGTGTGGGAACTGGGCATCGAACATCGGGTTATTCGTGACGAGGAATATCCTCCTCGTCTTGGCAAGCCGCCGAATCAACGTCGCGGCACGCTCCCAGGCGGCTGGATCACTGAACTTCAGGATCTCATCCAAAAACAACAACCCAATACGCCTGTTCTTGCGAACGCAGAGCAGATCATTCAAGGCGAACCACACAGCAAGGTCGACGCGGTCACGCTCCCCTCCGCTATTCCCCCGGTAGCTGTTGGCCCCGTGCAGGTTGAAGACCTCGACCTGGAACTTCTCCTTCACCGTGCCGTCGGCTAGCTTCGTCCGGTTGGTAAACCGAATATCGAGCTGCCCATCGGTAAGCGTGTCCGAATAGTCCCGCACAGCCTTGTTCAGGACCGGGATAAACTGGTCGAGCATGTAACTACGGATGCCCTGGTTCCCAAAGCCTTTGACCCAGAACGCCAGGTCTTGTATATGCAGAGAGCACTCGTGCTCCTTTATGTGTAGCTGGCTGACCTCGGCCTCTGCTGCCTTACGCTGCTGTTCTAGTTTCTCGTGCATTTTGGCGTACGGATCGATCTTGGCGTGGTGTTGTATTATCTGCGTATCGATACCGGCAATGCCGTCGCGCAGAGACTTCAAGGTACTCGCTAAGGTATCAAGCGCCCGCTCCTGCTCTCGGCGTACCTTCAGCAGTTCCTTTAACGTGCTAGCATCGATAGCCAGCTCACGCTTTTTGGCACGCCACCTATCTCGTTTCGTTGCGAGCTTCATAGAAAGTTCATCAGCTTCTACGAAGGCTCCGCGTTTATCGTGCGCTTGCTTGATAAGCTCGTTAATGCGCTCCTCAAGGTTGCTTTGCTTGACCTCCTGTGTGCACGTTGGGCAGGGCTGCCCATCTGGCATATCTTGTAGCGCACCGTATTCCGCAGCCAATGCGCGCGTTTCCCGATCAAGGGAATGTCGAAGCTGTAACGCCTCTGCAGCCAACCCCGTGAACCGTTCGTACTGCTCCTCAGCCTGTTTCTGCCCGGACAGGCTGACCTCCAGCGCATCGATACGCACGGTCAGATCGCCTACCTGGGAGGTCGGTGTGCCGCTTGATAGGCGCTCGATCTCTGCAGCCCATTTCGTGCGCTGCCCCTCAAATTCCTTGAGCTCCGCTGCCTGGGTCTTGCTCCACAGGCGGGTACCCTTCTCCAGGTCTTCGATCTGCTCACACACAGACATGAGTTCCCGCTTCTTGGTATCGTACTCTTGATTCACGTTCCGCAGCTCCGCGACAGCGGTGTCCATGTCCTCCTTCACGACCCTGGCGGCCTTCTCCAGCTCCGTAACGCCTATCAGGGCCTCCAGCAGACCCTTTTGCGGTGCGTCCGTCATCGCGGAGAAAGGCGTCTCTGCTCCCGCAGTGATAGCTGCGGTGAAGGTTTCCCAGTCCATCCCCAGTGTTTGGTTGATGTACTTCTGTGTAGCTGCCTTGGTTGCCCCCTTTATCTCGCGCCGACTATCCTCAAAGAACAGTGCGTTGCCGTGTTCCGAGTCGTCTTGGTACCGGGTCACCACGTAGGTCTCGTCGCCTGCTTTGAACGCCGTCTCCACCATCGTGCCTTTACCCGAGGCGCTATGATTAACGATGTCCTCGCCATCGAGTTTGTCTGACGTCTTGCCAAACAGACCCCACTCGATGGACTTGCGTATGCCCGTCTTCCCTGCCCCGTTGGAGACCATAGCGGGGTTGTCCTGGTTGACCCCATGGATAACGGTTACTCCGGTACCACCGAGGGGTATGGTCTCCTCCTCGTAGGACATGAAGTTCTTGAGCTTCACATGCTCAAATTCGACGTCTACGCTCATAGGTTCACTCCCGCCCTCTTGGCTATGTCTTCCCCCAGCGCCAGCACCCTCTTCCGCCGCTCAGGGTCATCCGTACTCTCTTCGCACTCGAGTTCTATGTAGCCCTCAAGCACCCTTCCAAAAGGGTCATCGATCTTCGTCTTCATTCTGACCTCTGTCTTGATCTCATAGCCGGTCGCCGTAGTAACATCGAGTGCGTCCACCTTCCGCGTGTCAAAGGAAAGACGTTCCTTCTTGTAGACCACGTGCAGATAATTGTTCTTGTATTCCGTGCTCTTGCAGAGTTCGTCGACATCCGCCTGGGTTGACACCTCTATCTGGGCGAAGGTCGGGAACTTCATGGGGTACCGCGTAAGCTTGAGGCTGTCGGTGTCGATCACCAGAAAGCCTCTGGGCTCACTCCCGCGATCCCCCCGCTTGTGCTCCAGGGGTGCACCGATAAATACAACCCTGGAGCCCCCTGCCTTGTACGCCTGGGGATTGTGGTAGTGCCCCGCGAGGACCAGATCAAAGTCCTCGAACATGTGCTCACCCGGATTGAATCCGGTCTCCGGGTCGTATCCTTCATCCGGACCTACTTTGGCCCCGCGTACACCGTCATGGATGAGTAGTACATTGCGGTCGCCCTTCTTACGGTCCGTATCCGTGATTGCCTTGATCTGCTGCTCCAGTGCGTGGTTGTCCCCCTGATAAGGAATGACAGCCAACCTAAATTTGGGGGCCGCGTCAAAGCGGAACACACGGGGTGTGCGTACCAGGTCCACATTCTTTAACTCGCCGAAGACCACCTCTGCGTGGTCCCCGTCGTTACCTCGGGCATGGTTACCCAGGTTCCAGACCAGCTTGACAGTACGTTGGAGTTCTTCGATCTTTCGGTAGCCATTCTCCAGGGAGTCGATCGGGATCTTGCCTATAGCCTCCCAATAATCGCCCCCGAACACGGCGTGACGAGTCTCGAGTTTCTTGCACAGAATGCGGAACTCGTCCACAACCGCAAGACAGTTACTCGCCATAGATGGCCGGGTCCAGGTGTGGTTATGCAGGTCGCTGAACATGGGCAGTAACATGTACCCCTCCTAGAAGGTTGGCATCGGCTCGTCATCTGATCCTGGAATAGGCATGTCATCCGCTACGCTGGGCGCAGACCTGTTGATGCTCTCTAACCGAGCCTGATAGGTACGCATCAAAAGCTGGTGCCGGCGCGTCTGCGCTTCGAAATACTCACCCAACTTGGGCATGGCGACTAACATGCGCATAGAGCCCATCTTGCGTATCCTCTGCTTGATCTCGTCAACGTCAAGTGACCGGGCCGCCAGCATAGTTGCCTTGACCTGCTCCCGCAGCTCTGGCGTATCTTTAAGGAACATGAGCTGCATGTTGCGCTTGATGATCCTGGCGGCGGATTTCTCAAATACCTTCAGCACACGACTAGGCGGCTTCTGGCTGAGGATCTTTTCCCTGTTTGCGTAGATATTAACGATGTTGCCCCACTCGTTTACCAGGGCGCGTGCCGTTTGGGGCCCAACACCTTCGATCCCCTTGATGTTGTCCGATGGGTCCCCCACCATCGCTTTGTAGTCGATGTAGTTCTCGTGGTCTGCAATCCCTGTAACCTCCCTGAAGTTGTCCGGCGTTATGGTGACGCCCCTTACCTTGTCGGTCGAGTGACGCTTCATCATAGGGCTGTAAACCACGACGTGTGCTCCGATACACTGGTAAAAATCCTCGTCGCCGGACACGATGATTGACGTATCCAGCGGGAACATCTCCCGGAACAGCGGGACGGCTGATCCGATGATGTCGTCCGCTTCCACGTCCTTACGCCGAAGCTGCACAACCCCTAACAGCGGTAGGAGTTCTTTGCGCAGGAGATCCCCCTGTCGGTAGATCTCAGGCCACACCGAGTCCGTGTCCGCCTCACCGGACTTTACCTTGCTGGCGCGGTTCCCCTTGTACTCCGGGTAGAGTGCGAGCCTCTCAGGATCTCGACCACCATCCCACGCCATGAAGAGCGCATCCGGTGCCATGTCCCTGATGATCTTTGCCAGACTCTGGATTACCCCGAAGATCGCGCCGGTTAACTGACCTTTGCTGTCCGACAAACTCGGCGCACCGAAGTGCGCACGTACGAGCAAGTTATTAGCATCGATTATAGCGAGCATAAAGCCTAATCCTCGTCGAAACTGGGCATCTGTATCTCTTCGTCCTCGGGTTCTAGTCGCTTGGCTTTCTTGGCCTTTACGGGCACTTCGTCATCGTCTTCGATCTTGATGCCTTCGTCTACGGTGCCAGAACCATCAGACGCATCCTTGAAGTCGTGCATTACCACCAGGTTGCGTATGTGCTGCTCCACCTCCGGATTTTTGAGTAGCTTCAGAAACCCGGTCTCGCCCACGAATTGGTACTCGGCGCCAGACATGTCAGTCAGCTTCAACGACTGCTTGGTCACGTTCTGGATGATCTTCCGGTCTTTCAGGTACCCAAACCAAGACCGGTGATCCCAGACCCCCAGGTTGGCTCCCTCCCAGTAGATGGGGAAGAAGGCCTTTCGAAAGGGCGGGGCTGTCTTGTTCTTCTTCAGGTACGCACAGACGCTCACGCCAATAGGTGCGTGTACCCGCGACATCTTGCCTTCGGTCTTCTCTGCGGCGTTCCTGTACAGCTTTCCCTCGCCGGTAAGCTGTATGAGCACGCTGGCGTAGAAACCAGGCGCACGACCTCCAGGTGTTGAAGTCTTCTCGCCAAAGCGCACCCCTATGTTCGCTCTGACCTGGTTGATCATCACGAACACCGTGTTGGTGCCCTTGATGTTGTGCTGTAGCTTGCGTAGCCCCACCGAGAGGGCACGGGCCTGTGAGCCTATCTGTCCCGGTCCGTAGTTGTGTCTCTCATCCTTGTCCACTTCGTTCTTCGCCATCGTGGCGGCAATGGAATCCCACGCCACGCACACCAGCTTGTTGGGGTCGACCTCCCTGGCCTTATTGGACCAGTGGTCCGTGTTGAACATGACCTCCTCAATCGTCTCTGGCTCAAGAATGATCAGCTCGTCTATGCCTTTCTTGATCCCGTAGCTCTTGAGCAGCCTATCGATCCAGTTGTGGTCCCAGGCATGCTCCGTCTCCTGGTAAATCGCCACGCCGCCGGCCAATATCGTACCAGCGAGTGCCTGGAGGGCTATGATGGACTTGCCCTCCGACGTCTCCCCAATAACCTCGGTTATGCGACCCGCCGGGAACCCACCGTAGAAGGCGCCCCCGATATAGTTTCCACCCATCGCCTTGTCGAGGGGAAGGCACAAGGAGGAGACACGATTCACCGCGTGGGCCTCCGCTTCAATCTCACGCCGGCCGAACAGCACCGACCCCTGAGACCCTCCACGGGCCTGCTTGACCAGCTCGTCCTTGAAGCTGGCGGCCCGCTTTGAACCTGCCTCACTGACCTTGCGCTTCCCCATGATTCCCTCCTACTTTTTGCCTTGCCGGGCACGAATGCGTGCGATATCGGCTTCGACGTCGCCATCATCGTCGTCGTCGTCCTTGGAGGACAACTTCTTGTCGGACTTGCCCTCGTACTTGGCCTTCTCCTTCTTGGGCGGATCCTCCTTCATCGGAGGATCCTCTTCGTCTGCGGTCATCCGCGCCTTCTTGGACACTTTGGGCTCCTCGTCTTCCTCCTCTTCCTCTTCCTCTTCTTCTTCTTCTTCTTCCTCTTCCTCAACCTCTACGGGCTTCTTCGCCGCGGGCTTGGACGGCTTCTTGGGCGCCTCTTCCTCTTCCTCTTCCTCAACCTCTACCGCGGGCTTGGAAGGCTTCTTCGCGGCCTTCTTGGGCTCCTCCTCCTCATCGAGATAGTCTTCCTTGTCGACCCCCAGGAGGTCGGCCAGCTCCGCCTGATCGGCAGGTGTGGTGAGCTTGGACATACTGGGCCTGTCCTTCAGCAGGTTCTTCGTTTTGACCTCGCCAATGAGCGCGGAGAGGATGGGGACCAGGCCCGTACCCATATCGGCCTTGATGCCAAAGCCGGTATAGCGGGTCTGCATCTGCACGCCAGTCCTACGAAATGTGACAACCTGCGCCTTCTTCGGGTGTGTGAAGTCCCCGTAGTTATCTATCATCTCGGCGAGCTCGGTGGCGACCAGCTGGGGCATCGACCAGATCTGGATACCGTCCTGTAGCGCGTCCACGTCGATCACACGGGTATTGAAGCGCGACCACGGCTCGAACTCTTCCGACCGCGCCCGATCATCCGCGTCCTCGCTGTCCCGCATCTTCGTGATGTAGCGGCACACCACACACGGTCTGCTCAACGCGAGTTTATTGCAGTTACGGTAGACGGTGTCGGTACCGTCCATCAGTTTGTGCGTGCCGGACTCGACGAAAAACAGAGCGTTTTCGTCGTCCCCCGCTTCGTCTATGGAGAGCACCAGCACCCGGTTGCGTCCTTCCTTCGGTTTGAAGTACGCCGTGCTCTGGCGCTTCTTCTGACTCGCCTGCAGCGCCCGCGTTACCGCTTCGAACTTACTCATCGCTCTGGCTCCTGTCGGCCGCCCGCTTCTTGGCAGCCCTTACTTGGTCCTTTGTCCTCTGAATCCGTTCTTCCTGTGAGTCCCTATCGGTCAAGCTGCCCTCGCTGTACAGCCGGGAACGCTCCCGCCGAGAGAGTTCCAGCAACATATCCTTGCGGTCATCAAACCCCGCAACAACCCCAGATAAAAAGGCCTTGGACTGTTGTGCCCACTCGAGCTTCTCTTGCAGCCCTTCGTAGTCTGGGTGGGCTAGTGTTTCGGCCTCGACCGCCTTGTCCGTAACCCGCTTAAGCCCTGGTGGCGGGCTTAACCGCAGCTCTTTACCCAGCTCGGCGGCGACCCGTTTGAGCTTGGCTTTGAGCCTCTTTTCCTTCGCGTCGTACAGCTCATACATCGACGTGTACCAGGCCCGAAGACTCGGGTGCTTGACCATCTCCTCGTCAAGGTTTGCTAGATTAATCTCCAGGTCATTTCTGACCTTTGCGGAGAACGTATCTCCCCCATCCAGAGGGAGGTCAATCTCCATAGCCCTGGAGTAGGGCAGTTTCGGCGTCCTCAATTGAAGCCTCCCTCCAATGTTTCTCTTGTACCCGGTTCAAACAGTAGTTTGAACTACTACTTCTCAAGCGTCTTGGAGACGTTGATGGTAATCTTCAGGGCAGCCCTCATCCAGGACAGGCCCAGGTTCTCCATCACGTCCGTCATCATGGTGGTTACCTGTTCGATCTCGTTGCCGGGGGCATCGATCACGATAGAATCGTGAACGGTTGCCACAAGCTTGGCCCTCAAACCAAGTTCTTTGAGGATTACACTCAACCGGTTAATTGCGATGATCGTGCAGTAGGCCAGAGCATTCTGCACCGGGAAGTTAATGGCGGCACGCTTGGCATGCCCACGTGCCTTTGAATCATCCGAGCGAATCTGCGGTAGACGCCTGCGTAGCCCGAACGGGGACTCGACGTACCCGAAACGACTTGCCTGCGTCTCTGCCTCCAGGTGATAGATCAGAATACGTGGGAAGGCCTCGAAGAACTTCTCCACGAACTTCCTCGCCTTGCGCTTACCCCAGCCAAATTGCTTACCTAACGCATCCGAGCTGCGCCCGTAAATAAGCCCGAAGGACACGCCCGATTTGACAATCGTGCGCTGTTCGTCGGTGACGTCTTTGTACGCTACCTTGTAGGTAAGCGCCGCTGAGTTCTTATGCAGGTCGATGCCTTTGTTGGCGGCGTCTATGATGGCCTGTTCCTTGGCAATAACACCCATCAAAACGAATTCGCCCTGGTTAAAATCCGCCGATACTAAACGACCCTCCTCATCCTGAAAATCGGATACGAAGAGTCCACGGATCGGACCCTTCTTCGGTAGATTCTGCATGTTGTACTTGTCCAACAGCCGATCCGTGCCCTGACCGGAGCCTCCTGCGCCGCAAGAGAGCCGTCCGGTCTCCGTACCATGTAACAAGTAATTGGCATGGATCTTCCCGTCACTCTTGACTACAGAACCTTCAGTGATGGGCTTGATGTAAGTTCCAAGCTGCTTGTGAATCTTGCGGTACTGCAGCAAGGTAGGAATGATTCCACCCTTGTGCGAGTAAGCTTTCAGGGTCGCGGCGTTTGCCGAGTCTCCGGTACTTGTTCGCATCAAAGGACGTAATTCCATCACCCTGAACAGCAGGAGCCGCATGTGTGGCACGGACTTGAACTTGAAGGTGGACTTCTCCTGTATAGTGGCTATCTTTTTGTTTTTGCGGATCAGCAGTCCGCGCAGCTTGTGCTGTAACGTCTTACGCTCCTTGGGATCGGTTAGAGAAGGCTCGTTGAGCCTGACACCAGTGGCCTCGAGCATGTCCAGGAGTCGATGTAGAACCCGGTCCTGCACAATAATCTGGCTCCGCAGTATTCTCTCTGTCCTGCGTACCGTATCGTGCCGCCTCATTTTCTTGTCCATCTCAACAAGAGTTGTCGAGAACTCCTTGTCGAGTTCGAAAGCTCGTGCGACATCAACGCGAATTCCGGTCTGTTCCATTTCGCCTATAGAACGTACAGCAGGGAACAGTATATGACGCAGTATGTTCCACTGTTTCTGTTCTGCGACACGTGGCTTTAACGCCTGATACAGCTTCGCCGTGACGAAGGTATCCTTTGCGTTGTAATCAAGAAGGGGCAGCAGTGGCATGTTCTCCCAGATCGTGCCCTTGAAGGTCTCCGGGTCATTACGCATCTTTGCCCTGAGTTCTGTCTTGATCGCCTCGAACGGTTCTTCGTACCCGCCGTATTTCGTGAATACGCCGGCCAGACTCTTCAGCCCGTGCGTCCCCTTTTGCTCGTCGACCGTGTAGTGCATCAGCATCGTGTCGACAATCGGACCGACAACCTCGATGCCCATATGCTTCTGAATCCAACCAATGTCGAACTTCAGGTTGTGACCGATCTTCAACGTGTTCGGATTCTCCAGAAGCTTCTTGATTGCCTCACGCAGGTGAATGTCCAACACAAAGTCGATGTGCGTGTCCTTGTGGTCGATGGGTATGCTTACGGGCCGCCCGATCGTACCGTCCTCAAAAATAGGCGTGAGCGCTATAGAGAGTATCCGTGCTGCGGGCTCCCACGGATCGAGCCCCGACGTCTCAAGGTCCCATACGATAGCCATGACACCGGAACTCCCCAAGACCTCGAGTGCGTCCCAGATGTCCTCGACATTGCTCGCGTCGATAACGGATATCTCCGGTATAACGTGTGGTTTCCACGTTCCCCGCACGATGCTATCCACCGTGAGGATATCCTTGGCAAACAGATCATTTTGACTCGGGTCGCGGCGTACATAGGCCGGATGAAACATGGGCAGGTACAGCCTGCCGTTTTTCTCGACGACTTTGCCCCGCTGCTCGGTAATACCGGACTTACCCAGCACCGCTGCGAGTGCCTGGTTACCCAGGAGCACGACAAGCTTGGGGTTTACGTCTTCTATTTCCTGGAGCACGGCGCCCTTACAGTGCTTGACCGCCGACGGGTACTTCTTCAGCTCGTTGTTGGGCGGCCGACAACGCACCGTATTGGTGAACCGCAACTCGTCCGGGTCAAGTCCTGCGCCTATCAACGCGTACCTGAGCGTCTCACCAGCAGGGCCGACGAAGGGTCGCCCCTGGTCATCCTCGTGCTCACCGGGAGCCTCCCCCACGAACAGCACGGAGGACGTCATGGGCCCGTGCCCTTCCATCAGGGGCGTGCCGCAGGTTCGATAGAGTCCACAGGCGGCACAGTTTACTTTCTCGAAGTACTTCTTCCCGCTCGTCGGGAGGGTAGCTGAGAGCTCTAATTCTTTTGACATCTCGACTCCTGGCGGACGTAGAAGGGAGATCGGCCTGCGCCGATCTCCCACCATTCGGAGTACGCCTGAGCTAGATGCCGACCTTGCTCTTGGCGACCTCCAGCCACTCTTCGATCATGGGTATCAAGTGCTTCTTGAAGGTCTTCTGTTCCTTCGCGTCCTTCAGGTCCTCTTCCTTCGTGTCCATCAGCTTCCCGAAATCCTGCGTGAAGCGCCTGAGGAGTGAGATGCTGGACGCGCCGAAGTGAAAGTGCCGGCCGCCGCCCTTGGACCGGGTAGTGGCCAGGCTGTAAACGGCCCGCTTCAACTCTTTCAGGTCCTGAACGGTGACCTTCTCGTCGTAGATGTTCACCCGCTCCTTGGTGTGCGGGTGGACGATCGTGCCCGCCTCAACGATCTTCTCAGGATCCGGGAGCGCGAGGACGATGGCGAGCTTCGTAACCCCCAGCTGGGTCAGCTCTTCGAGCTTCGCCTTGTACACGTGGCGAATCTTTTCGTGGACCCGGACCGCCAAATTGACGGTCTGGTAGGGGATCTCCGGGTACGCCTTCGAGCACCAGTCCATGAACTCCCCATGTGGGATGTAGCGCGTTCCGTTGACGCTCTTGGCGGAGCGCAGGCGCACCGCACGCTTGCCCATCGAGCCCAGCACCTGCACCAGCACGGCCTGGCCTTTGCGGTACTCGGTCCGGAGACCTTCCCGTTCGGCGGCAAAGTCGTCCTTGGTCAGCGTAACCGCCTTCTCTGGCTCGATAACCGCAACGTCGGTTCCTGTCTTGGCGGACTTGGGCGCCGGCTTGCTGATCTTGGGTGCGGGCTTGGGTGCGGGCTTGCTGATCTTGGGTGCGGGCTTGCTGATCTTGGGTGCGGGCTTGCTTTTGGCTTTGGCCGGCACCTCCGCGGGAGCTTCGGCCTGCACTGCGGTAGGGGCCTCTGTCTCCGGTTCGGGCTGTGCGGCCTCGGCCTCGGGGGACGTATCCCCGTTGGAGCCCCCGTTGATGCGGGTTACTCCCAGCTTTGCCAGGAAGCTTCTGAGGTCATCCGGCAACTTGGCCAGCTTTCGCACCACGGCAGCGTTGGCCGCCCCGACCAAAGCATCGACCTGGGCCTGCTTGTCGGTGCTGGCGAAGACTACTTCCAGCGCTTTCCCCCATGTGCTGAGCTGAGCGCTCGTGGGGAGCTTGGGTTCGGACATGTCCAGTTCCTCCTTACGTACGTTGCCGCGCCTGCGGCCGGGACAGGGCCCTACTAGAAGCCTAGCAGACGCAGCAATGGTCTGTCAATAGTTTAGGGACGAAGTATTCAGTCGGACCCGAGCATGCGCTCGTAGGCCGCCACCACGATCTCCAGGTTGTCGGCAACCAGGGATGCGGTGTCTTTCAGCTCTGCGCTGTACAGCGTCGCCTTCTTTCGAAGACTCTTCACTTCCGTCTTGATCCCGTTCATGTTTCTGAAAAGCGCACTCTCTTCGAGTCCGGCAGTGTTCTTCTCGAGCGCATTCATCCGCTCGACGAGTTCACTCGATTCCCTGGTCAGCCCCCGTTGAACCGCGGCATGTGCCTTCTCCCGATGATCCGGTGTGTTGTACAGGGAGAGTACCGTGAACTCTGCGGCCTCTATCGTGGACACCCCAGCCTTGAAGTTCTTGCCCACCCAGGTTACCAGGCCTTCGAGAGACCTCACGAGCATGGCGTACTGGGGGTGACAGAAGTGATTGCGGTGTGCTGCATCCAACGTCACCGGCTGGAGCATGGCCATGCAACGCTTCACGGCTGAGCTGAACCGCTCCGTACTGGAGCCCGCCAGCTCGGCTATGTAGGCTGCACGAATTGCGTCGCATATGTCCGTGACCTCGGAAGACATGTCGGTCTGGTAGATTACCAGTCGATCGTTCGGTGTTCGTGCTGGGTCGTACACGAGCCGAGCAACCTGGGGTTCGGACTTGGTACGGCCTGCTGGGTCCCTGTGCTTTCTCAGCAACCAGCGTTCGTACCCATTACCATCAGGGTCCTCACCAGGCCTGACGATATCGTCGATCTTGAACGAGACGCGCTGGTCGTTCTCCGAGATCGTACCGGCCTTTCGAGTACCGGTACGGAAGGCATCGTAGTCTCGAGGCTCCCCGATCGTCAACGTCTTCTTGATGTTGAAGTCAACCGTTGGATCCCGGTCATATGTCCGGGACTGGACCTCGGTGTTGTACTTGTCCCTGTCGAAGAGCATGTTCGGCACGTTGAACCAGAACAGGAATCCGATGACCGTATCGGTACCGGTTCTGAGTGCTTCCTTTCCCTGTGCCCGTAGGTCCGAAATAGATGTTTGAACTACTGTTTCCTCGAACATGAGCTAGACCTCCAGGGTCGGTTTGAGGAGGGCTGAAAGAGGCGCCTTTTGGGCAACACCCCCCACACCCCCCTAATTGAATAACATGCATGCATGCGTAGTACTCTATGGGAGAGTTTTATCGTTTTCTACGTTACTTGGAGTGCTTCGCACTCCTACGTAACGTAGAAAACGACGCAAAAAAAAGAATTGCTTCTGGTACCCCCCGTAGAGCCTCTCATGATCTACGTCTTGACATATGTATGTTGCCGTAGATTTTGTACTGATGCCGTTTGATGACGGGTACATGTGTATAGACACTGATCTGGTGTGGCTTAAGCTCCTACTATAGCCATTTTGGCGCGTGTTATGGCTATTTTGGGGCCGTTTCACGTGTACTGACATTCCTCTGATCCGATTTAGGGCGTCCTCCCGCTTCGCGGTCGGTACGCCCGAAATCGAACGTCGCTACCGGCGCGAGGCGCGCCGGGCGAACGTGAACCTCCGCGCTTCGCGCGTTTCGAACTCGGGTTCTTGTAAGAATCTCTATGGCGAAGTAAGAGACTTGTACCCGAATCCCGGAATGGGAATCTCGCCCGGCGCCGGAATTAGTAGTTTCGCCCGCGTCGTCGCATCGTTTCTGGGTCCGTGGGGCGGAACATAGCCTCGTCGTTCTGTATCCGCGCCCGGGTGCGGCGCAAATTGTCTGGGTCCACGATCTCGCCGTCACGGAGTAGCCGTAGAAAGGCGAGAACTGTGCCAGACAATACTTGACGCCCGTAGTACCGTTCGTATACTTTCTCGTACAGCACCGCATCCGAGTTCCTCGCCCCCGGACAATCTTGTAACACCGCCAACACCATGGCCTTTGCCGTCAGCTTCTTACTCTTCGTCTGCGCCTTCATCCTTGGCGACCTCCTCAGGCCTTTCGAGCAGGTTCACGCGAACCTGGATCAACTTCACGTAGGGCTCATGCTTTTCGATAAGAATCGACTTTCTGTTCAGCTTCCAGGCCGCTTCACCTGTGGTGCCGGATCCGGCAAAGGGGTCCAGCACAACATCGCCGGGGTTAGAGCTGATCTGGATAGCCTTCTCGAACAGCCAGAGGGGTTTCTGAGTGGGGTGCTCAGTCCTCTCGTTGCTCCCCGTACACTTCGGCCCCATCCAGAGGTTGGTCATGGACATGGCGTCCATAGCGTTCCAGACAGGGTTCTTTCCCTTGACGGCGTAGAGGAAGAATTCGGTAGCGCTCGAGAAGTTCGAGCGGGTGTTGGGGACAGGATTTACCTTTCCCCAGACCATGACGTTACGTGGCGTCAGGCCGCATTTCGAGGCAACGGACCAGCAGTCCGAGATGAGCAACCGGTCCGTGAACCAGTACAGGCTGCCCCCAGGTACCAGCACCCGGTGTATCTCTCGCATGGCCTTCTGGGCTAGCTTCAGGTAGTCCGGATACTCCAGGTTATCCCACGCCCCGAACTGGGCATTCTCGACGCGGTCGCCCCGCATGGTCATCTTGTTTGCCCCGCTGATAGCGTACGGCGGATCGGTCAGCACAAGGTTGATCGATTCCTCCGGCAGCTCCGGGAGTTTGAGGTGGCAGTCACCAGCGATGATCTGGGGTTGGAACTGGTCTACGACTTGGGGCTGAGCAGCCCTGGCCGCTAGGCGCTCGGCATTGCGCTTAAGCATTCGCACTTCACGCCAGACGCCATCGACTGATCTGTTCTCGTTGTTAATCCGTGTTTTGTGCTCGTTCGTTGCAAAGGGCGAGTTCTCCACGTAGAGTATTTTCTTTGCTGAATCAACACTGATACCGGAGGCTTCGGCGGCCTTCACGATGCTCTTGTTGGCTTCCTTCTTGGCCTCGGCCTCCTTCTTGGCCTCCTCGTCTAAACCCCCCCTTGGGGTGGATTCCACCCCAAGGGGGGGTTTCTTCTTTGCGTCGCCCTTCTTCCCCCGGCCGCCCTTCGTGCCGTACTCCGCGCCTTTGGCGCCGTGTTTCGCACCCTTCGTGCCGTGGCCGCTGGCGGCCTTCTGCTTCTCGGCCGCGATCCGCGTCAGCTCTGTGTGGTACACGCGAAGCTCGCGGACGCGCTCCAGTCGGTTCTTCTGCCGGTATCGGTTGTATTCGATCAACTTGAGGATCGGGTTCTCGACATCGCGTGTGATCGTGGGGAGCTGCTTCTTGTGTTTCTTCGCCACACCCCAGCGCCGGTGCCCATCTATGACGGTGCCGCTGGGTAGCACGATCGCCGGGTTGAGCGTCCCATCCTCCAGCGCCTTGAGGACGCCGGCCTCGAACTCCGGGTCCTCCTTCTCGTCGTAGATCTCCTTGTTGATGGGGTGGGCCTTGAGTTCCTTTGGGTCCCTGTAAACGATCGTCTCTCTCATGTTTCTCCTACCTACGCCCAGGAGCACCGGGTGCTCCTGGGCATTTAGTAACTTGAACTACAACGCCGCGAAGACGTTCCCAGCCTCTTCAGTAGAGGTCAGATTCTCCACGTGTTGTGACTTGGTTGACAGGTCGTCGAGCTGTTGGCTGCCCGGCGCCTGGACGTAGAAGGTGTACATGTGAATGGCGCGCTCGTCCATCGTCTTCTTGTACTCCGCCGCCCCTTTCAGGTAACACTCACCGTCGGTCACGAAGACCAGGTCGGCCTTTTCGAACTTGTTGCCTTCGCAGATCTTCTTCAGGCCTGCTGCCATCGGCACGTCGAAGTCTGTTCCCCCCGAGTCGTAGGCGTGCATGGCGAACTGAATGACCTGTTTCGGGCCTGCTGTGCTGAGGTCCCACGTCTTCTCTACCTGGGTGGTAAAGGCTATCACGTAGAACGCTCGCTTCTGCTTCTGTCCGATCCACTGCAGCGCCAGGATTAGCGCCATTGCCCACTCCGACCGTTCCCCCCACATCGATCCTGAAACGTCTAGCAGCACGACCATTGGGCCTTGGATCTGCTTCTTGTTGGTTTTCGGTTGGTACTCCTGCAGCTTCCTCGTCGCGTACTTCCGGAGGAAGAGCAGCTTGAGTTGGGGGTGCACCGACTGGGCCAGCTCCCCCGGCAGTACCCGGGCGAGATGGTTCCCGCGTGTTACGGCGGCGTAACTCGTGATCCCCTGACGTAGCTTCTTTGTTTGTGCTGAGAAGGCGGCCCCCCGCATCCTGCCTATGAGCTGTGCCGCCTTCTTCAGGCGGGGCGCAGCTCGCAGCATTCGGGAGACTTCTAGCCTGTCTTTCGGGTTGGTGGAGGTCCGCTGGCCAGGCCCGGTTCCCCAGCCGAGTGCGCTGGCGGCGGCGTCGGCCTCCTTGGCGTCCTTGATGGCCGCCTTGAGGCCCTGACGCAGGGTGCCGCGGATCTGGCTGGCTTGGGCCGATACCTTCTGTTGGCACCGCTGGCCAGCCTCCTGCGCCTGTTTCTGAGCCTCCTGCAGTTCTTTGGTCGTGCGGGCCGCCCGTTTGGTGCCGCCCTTGCCGGCCTCGTTGAGGAGTTCGAGCATCCCTTGCAGGTAGCCCGCCTTGTCCTCAGCGTCCTTCGCCTCCTGTTGGTCCTTCTTTGCGTCCGCGGGGATTGCCTCGAGGACCTTATCCCGCATCACGATGGTAGCCATCGCGGCGGCTTCATCTTCGCAATCCACCAAGCGCCTGAGCTTCAGGAACTCCTTGGTGGACATGATGTCGTCGACCACGCGCTCGTGTACGGCGCGGGACGGTGGGAGAACCTCCTTCTTCCTTGGGTTGAGGTGCCGAAGGGCGTTGAAGAGGTCCATCGCTAGCCCGCCGCCGGTCACGAGCTTTTCCTTGAAGCTCGTGACCACGGCCCGTATCTCCTTGGAGTGTTCCTGAGCAGCTTGCCAGACGCTGACGTCTCCAGCGTAGGTCCTCAGTACTTCCTCGGAGAGATCGAATGTTGGCCCATCCTCCAGCTCTGTGTCAGCATACGCCTTCACGAGCTGGTTGACGCTTTCGTCAGTAAATGGCCTGGTGGGGTCATTGGGCGTTGGGTTTACTGACGTTTGCTTAGGCATCCGCGTCATCGTCATCGTCCTTTTCCGTGGTTTCCTCCACGAGGAGTCGTTTGACCTTGATGTGGTCGCCCGAGATTCTTTTCAGCGCGTCTTCGATGTCCCCGGAGAGCTCCGGGTGGCTCTTCTTCATGCCCTTGAGCCGTCTTCTCAGGCTATTCATGTTGTGGTTGATTTGCATGAGCGCGGTGCCGTCCGGCACCCGGCCGGTGCTTGCGTCGATCAGTTTGGTGGCCTGTGTCCAGGCCTCCTCGCCGGTACGCACGATCTCTGTCACCTCGAACCCGACAGGAGACGCGATCTTCATTACGATCTCCTGCACTGTCTTCATCTGTTCGGGCAGGTTAGCCAGCACGTTGGCCAGAGGGGTCAGGTCCAGTGGGCTGAGCTCGTCCCGGCCGTTCACGAATGCCGATGCCTGTGCGATCGGCAGCAGCAGCTTTCGGCGCCGGGTAGAGATGTCGATGCCCGCTTTCGCGAGCTCGTTCTCCAGCGGGATCATCGTATTGTCGATGAACGCGTCGGTGGCCTTCGGGTCCTTGTGCCCGACCAGAGCCGTGGCGCAGGTCATAGCACGAAGCTCCTCCAGGGTGATCAAGGTCGAGGGCACCAGCGGTCCGCCCAACCCTATTGACTGCTTGTAGACGTTCTTCTTTGACTCGTCCATCTTCAGGCGCCCCACGAAGTGGCGGAACGCGAGGCGGTCGAGGGGAGCAGCGTCATCTTCGCTGGCGGGCCAGCTATTCGACGCACCCCAGGCGGTGATCAGATTGATCTTCTGCTGAACGCCGTCCTGGTCGTACTCGCGTTCCTCGAGGCACGCGTTGGTCATGTTTCTGAGTTCGGTCGTGGCACGACCGTACTCGTCGAGCAGCCATATGTGGCTGAAGAGTGCGGCACCCTTGCGGACCAGCGAGCCTTTCTGGAGCTCGATCAGGTCCGGCGCACCGAACAGATCGTCCGGCGTATCGAAGGCACCCAGCAGCTTCTTGAAGAAGCGGCTGCCGTTGATCAGGATCATGAACAGCGCGAGCAGGCGGCTCTTGCCCTCACCCGGGGGCCCCACCAACAGGCCGTGGCACCGGGCGAGCAGTGAGAGTCGGATGCTGCGCACGACGTCCGTGCGCTCCTGCATGATCTCGCTGACCTCGTTGACGCCCGCCGCGAACCGTTTGCGTGCGCCGTCTATGTCGATCTCGGCGCCGGCCTCATCCACCGGCGCCTCCTTTCTCATTGCGACTGCACTCATTTTCATCTCCTTGGGTCGGCGATCAAGATGAACGCTTCCCCGTCCTTGATTGCTACGGTGATTTCTAGTCCGGTGTCCGTAGCGTTGATGACGCTGATGTGCCCGACCTTCTGGGACACCAGCGCGTATGCCGGTGCCTGGGCCGTGTCCGGTTCCGGTCTCTTTGGCGGGGCGTAGAACAACTCCACACCCCCGTCTTTTGGTATGTCGTGTTCCCGCCGCTCCGCTACCCAGACGCGTTTCATCTTGCTGGCGGGGCGGATCTGTGCGATGACGAAGTCCTCACCGTGCACCTTCTCGGCTTCTCTACGCGCGCCGGTCGTGTCCCGGTCGCCGAGAGCCGTAGTGATCCGGGACTTGTGCTTCACCGGTGGGGGAGCGACTTTCTTGGTCTTCTCCGGAGTGGGTATGGCCTTCTTGGTCTCTTCCTCGGTCTCTTCTACCTCCTCCTTCTCTTGTTTGGGCGCAGCGGATGCAGTCTCATCCGCCAGTTCGATATCCTTCCCGTCGAGGTCCGTTGTCCACCGGTTGGGGTTCGTCATGGATGCCGCCGGGTAAGTCAACTTTGGGTCTTCGGAGAGCCACTCTGACAGCCACTCGTGGAGCGTAGAGCGGAAAGGCATGAATGTCTGCCCCTCGGGCCCTACGCCGAGTTCCCAATACTCACACAGATGCCTCTGCCAGATGTTGTTCACGACCGCAGCCTTCTGGAAGAAGGCCGCTACGAACCTCTTGCCCTCGTCGACCGGTACCTCTATATCCAGCCTCGGGGTTGCCTCTGTGAGGGCTACTATCAGGTGCGCCATGCTGTGCTCTGCGGTGACCCTGTGTAACGCTTCCATCAGGGTCTTGATGACGTAGTGGGGCTCGAAGTCAGCCCGCGTGTCCTTACCGTCGGCGCCCCGGAATAGACGCCCAGACCAGCCTGGGAGGATTTTTCCTTTCTCGAGCGGGGGTTCGTCCTCTTCCTGTGGTACGGGTCCGCTCCTGCCCGGCTTCAGTAGCTTCTTTGGCACCTTTTCTCCGGGGTGCATGTCGTAGTAGTGCTCTATGTCGCCGCTGTCCGGCGGTAGCGCGCGACCTTCTTTGGTCTCCGCAAGGTTACAAACCTCGCAGACCTCTGTGATGCACTCGATCGCTATGAGGTTCGCGAACTCGGGATCCCCCAGGTTCGCGGAGCACTCCACGCGCCACCAGGTCGTGCGCCGTGTTTTGTGCCCTGTCTGGCACTGCTTCTTCTTTGGTGGGACGTTCTCGATAGTTTCGGGTACGTCATACCGCTTGGTCATGTGGGCTCCTTACGTACGGATATAGTAGTTCGAACTACTAGACCAAGAACCAGGCCAGGGTCTTGGCTGAGTGCCAGACCAGGTGCAAACTCATGGCTGGAAACAACATGGTAACTCCTTGTATTTGGCTTAGCAAAGCCAAACCCTTGGTCAGGGCGTAGGCTTTCGCATCCCGGCCGTAGAGGCGGGGATGAGCATATTCCTGACACTATGAACCTTATACCTACTATCGGTCCTCCTGTTTTTGGTGCTAGACTCGGGGTATGGATTATGGCCCGTTTCTTATCAAGCTCGCCGATGCGGCCCCCCTAATGGATTTCAAACGTCAATCGCTTGAAATCCAAGAAGCGGCGTTGCAGGCTATTCGCAGTATCTTCCCCATCAAGGGCGTCACGCGTACGCTCACCTTGGACAAGCTCTGGGTGGAGGACAAGCTCATCGATGACGATTTTACGGGCCAAAAGCGTGTGCGGCTTACGCAGGGTACCTGGGAGGTTCCCACCTACGGGACACTCACGCTGACTCAAAACGCGACGGGTAAGATCGTGAGCCAGGTCCCCAAGATGAAGTTGCTGGGTATCCCGAAGTGGACCCCGCGGTACGGGTTTATCGTGGGCGGCAACGAGTACCAGGTCACCCACCAGCTCCGTCTCAAGTCTGGCGCGTACTCGACTATTACCAAAGACCAGTTGTACGAGACGCAGATCAACACCGAGAAGGGACACAACTTTCGGTTGATCCTGGATCCGAAGAACCAGATCTTTTCGTTGGTCCCCTCTACAAGCTCGGCGCACATCAAGCTTTACTCCGTCCTCAATTATATGGGCATGCCGGATTCTGATATGCGTGCGGTCTGGGGGGACGACGTGTTCGAGACAAACAGGAAGAACGCGCAGGGTACGCTTCCTACCGAGATCCATAAGCTGCACAAGGCCATGTTCAGCACTACGGCTCCCGATAAGGAACGGGCCGTTGCGAACATCAAGACCTACTTCCAGGAGAAGACCAAGATCAGTCCGGAGACTACCAAGGCTTTTCTGGGTCGTGCGCACGAGACGATCAACCCCCAGCTCTTTTTGGACTCATCCAAGCGGCTGCTCCTGATATCTCGGGGTAAAGAGCTGCCTGACGATAGGAACTCTGTAGCGAACAAAGAGCTGCACTCCGTCGAGTCCTTTATCAAACAAGGGATTCAGGACCGTGCCCTCAAGATCCAGACACGGCTTGCCTATAACATCGAGAAGCGGGACGACATCCGTACGATGATCTCGCCCTCACAGTTCTCCGAGCC